TGGCAGATAAGAATTTATTTAGTAGATTACAAAGATTATTCTCAACAGACGTAATTATTCGTAATGTTGGAGGAGATCAAGTAAAGGTAATGGATAGTAATCAAATCCAATCTAATGGAGAATTACAAACAAACTCTCTTATAGATAGATTTAATAGAATATATTCTACAAACCCAACATCTTTATATGGCTCACAGTTTAACTTTAACTACCAATACCTCAGACCACAACTATATTCAGAGTATGATGTAATGGATCAGGATGCTATTATTGCTTCGGCTTTAGATATTATAGCTGATGAATCTACTTTAAAAAATGATATGGGAGAAGTATTATCTATACGTTCTTCTAATGAAGCAGTTCAAAAGGTATTATATAATTTATTTTACGATGTTTTAAATATTGAATTTAATTTATGGCCTTGGGTTCGTCAAATGTGTAAGTATGGTGATTTTTTCTTAAAATTAGAAATAGCCGAAAAATATGGAGTATATAATGTTATACCACATACAGCGTATCATATTGAAAGACAAGAAGGACAAAACGTAGAAAACCCAGCTGAAGTAAGATTTAGGTATAACCCTGATGGTTTAGTAAGTCCAAGTTCGGGAATGTATAAAACACCTCACCAACAAGATAATTCTAATGGTATCTATTTTGAAAATTATGAAATGGCTCACTTTAGGTTAGTTGGTGATACTAATTATCTTCCTTATGGACGTTCATATATTGAACCAGCTAGAAAATTATTTAAACAATATACGTTAATGGAAGATGCAATGTTAATTCACAGAATTGCTCGTGCCCCTGAAAAACGTATATTCTATATGAATGTTGGTTCTATTCCTCCTAATGAAATAGATGCATTTATGCAGAAAACTATTTCGAATATGAAACGTACTCCACATATGGATAAAAATGGGGAGTATAATTTAAAATATAACATGCAAAACATGATGGAGGATTTTTATATCCCGATTCGTGGTAATGATCAAACAACAAAAATTGATACTACTCCTGGTTTAACTTATGATGGAATTCAAGACGTTGAATACTTAAGAGATAAATTATTTGCTGCTTTAAAAGTACCAAAAGCTTTCTTAGGATATGATGAAAATATAGAAGGTAAAGCAACATTAGCAGCTGAAGATATTAGATTTGCTCGTACCATTGAAAGATTACAACGAATCATGGTATCAGAATTAAACAAAATAGCACTAGTTCATTTATATTCTCAAGGGTATAGAGATGAAGCATTAACTAACTTTGAGTTATCAATGCAAACCCCATCAATTATATTTGAGCAAGAAAAAATTGAGTTAATGAAGTCTAAAACTGAATTAGCTACATCACTACTAGAAAAAAATCTACTCCCAACTGATTGGATATATGATAACATATTCCACCTATCAGAAGATCAATATGATGAATATAGAGACTTAATTCGTCAGGATTCTAAACGCAAATTTAGAAATGCTCAGATTGAGGCAGAGGGTAATGACCCAGTAGAAACTGGTAAATCATATGGAACCCCTCATGATTTAGCATCATTATATGGTAAAGGAAGAATGACATCAGATCCTGCTAACGTACCTACGGGATACAATACAGATTCGGATTTAGGTCGTCCTAAAGATGGTATTACTAATTACGGAAAGCAAAATAATAATTTTGGTAAGGACCCATTAGGAACTAAACGTATGAAAGATACTGATAAAAACGATTCATCTAATAGTAGAACAGATACTAATAAATCAGGTTTAGCCTTAGAAAATGCTCAAGTAACTTTATTGAAAAATAAAGATATGTTTAAAAAAATGAATGAAAAGGTATTAATCTTTGAACAAGATAAAGATGATAGTACACTTTTAGATGAAAAACAATTAAAGGAGTAAAAAATCTCCAATATTTATAAATAAATATATTTTTTGATGAAAATAAAACACTCAAAGTACAAGAACACGGGCATCCTGTTTGAACTCTTGGTGCGTCAAATCACGGCAGACACATTAAAAGGGGGAGATTCTCCAGCTATTAATATATTAAAAGAATATTTTGTAAAAACTTCTTTAGGTCGTGAGTATAAGTTATATGAATCTGTATTAAAATCTGGTACTTTAAATGAAGGAAAGGCAAATATAGTAATTAGTACTATACTTGAATCTTCTAAAGGATTTAATCGTGCTTCTTTAAAAAAGCAAAAATATAATTTAATTAATGAAATTAAAAAACACTATGATTTAGATGTTTTCTTTGGTTCTAAGATTAAGAATTATAAAGAATTAGCAGCATTATATACCTTAATTGAAGGACATAATACAAAAGCTAATAATAACGTTAATCAAGTAATAGATAATAAAGTAACTATTTTAGAATATTTAACTAAACAAGAAATTAATTCAAAAGAAGTTAAAGAAGATATTCTTAAAGAATTTTCTACTTATGATAAAGATTTAAGAATACTTACTTATAAAGTTCTTCTAGAAAAATTTAATAGTAAATATGATAATTTATCTGTTGATCAAAAACAAATACTTAAAGAATTTATTAATTCTGTAGATTCAACTCCAAGTTTAAGAAGTTTTTATAATTCTAAAATTCAAGATCTTAAAGAATCATTAAATATTTTATCTAAAAATATTAAAGATATTCCAACTCAAATAAAAATTACAGAAATATCTAAATATTTAGTCCCTCTTAACAAAACATCAGGAGTAACCAATAATAATTTAGTTGATCTACTCCAATATTTTGAATTAGTAAAAGAAATAAAATCAGCAAATGGCGTACAAGTATAAACTTAAAGAAATAGAGGTAGGTGATACTAAAGTTACTGGAGGTGTAAAATCTGTAGTTACAGGTAAAGACCCCGAAACTGGTGCTATATCTTGGTCTATTGATTATGTTCCTAACTTATCTAAGCTAGTTGAAGATTCTATGGAATTAGCTAAAACTGCAAGAGGAGTGTATCAAAAAGCTAAGGATGATAAAAAATTTCTAGACATATACGAACAAGCAAAACAATTAAGAAATGTAGTTCGTACCCATGTTAGAAATAACTACCCAGAAGATTATAAAAAAGCTGTTAGAGAAGAAGAAATAGATGAAATGTCTACTTCAAGTGGGGCGGGAGCATATCAAACCCCATATGCTTTTAAGATAAAAAAATCTAAGATTTTCAATGAAAAATAATATGTATAAGTATAAAATAACAGAACAACAAAAAACAGCGTCTGTTTATCAAGATTCCCGAATTAGGGCCTTTGATAATTTAGAAGCTAAATTAGATAGAATTAAAAAATTACTACGTCAAGCAAAAATAGAAACTATAAAAGCATATAGAGATCAACCTAATACATTTGCAGTAATAAAACCTACAGATATAATAGGAGATTATATAAACGATATTGAAACATTACTAAAATAAGAACAATGAAAAAATCAGAAAAACTATTCAAAGAATTAATTAATGAAAATTATATTGATCTTAAACCTATTAATAAAATAGAAGCTACACCAAAAACAACCTTTGAAAATAAATTTGCTGAATACTTAGCTGAAGAAGCTAAAGTAGAAGAAAAAAAGGTTACTAAAGAAGTAGAAGAAGTTGCTGAACACAATTTTGATTATAAAGACACAAAAAACCTAGATAACCAAAATGGTCAAGAAGTAATGAATGGCGTTTACTTTGAAGCAAAACAAAACCCAGATAAATCTATTGAAGAAATTAAAGAAATAGTATCTAAAAACTTAGATAAAGATAGCCAATATTATTTAAAAAATGCAGCTTTTGGAATTAAAGGTTTAGGATACCAAGAAGCAGAATTAGAAGAAGCAAGCGGTAAATATGCTGCCAGTGGATATTCAGATAAATTCAAGAAAGTAGTAAAAGAATCTTTAATGAACCCTATAACTCAAGTAGTTAAAGAAGAAGAAGTACCTTTACCTATAGATGAAGAAGAAGAAGCTCCAAAAGCACCAAAAGCTAAAAGAATTAAAAAAGAAACAATTGATTCAAAATTAGCTGAAATTGGTAAAGAAGCAGAGGCAGTAAAATTAGAAGCTCAATTAGATTTTTTACATGATCATATTGCTGAAAAAGTAGATAGAGTTAATTCAATTCAAGAAGATGAAAACCTTAGCGAGTTAGTTGATAAAGCTAAAATGAAACAAATGCAAAAGGACATTAAAGAATTAGAGAAAAGAAAATCTAAAATGGAAAAAATCTATGAAAAATCTTGTGGTAAAAAATACCAAAAACAAGAAATGGTAGATGAAATGGATGATTCTTTAACTAACAATATTTAATATGGCTAAGCTAATAAAAATGTCCTCATCTAGTACTTACTATGCAGTAGATCTTACTGAAGAGCAATTAGCTGAATATAATAATAGTGAAGAAGGGGCAACTAATATTAAAAATACTTTAGATGCTACTCTAATGGAAGGATGGTGGAAAAATTCTGACCCTCAAGTAGTATATTATATACTAAACGATTAATATAATGAATAGATCACTCTTAATAGAAACAAATACCTTTAAAGTTAATCCTCTTCAGTTAACTGAAAATGTTAATAAAGAAACAGGTAATTTAATGGTTGAAGGAATTTTAGCAACCGCTGAAGTTAAAAACGGTAATGGGCGTTATTATTCTAAAGATCTATGGAATAGAGAAATGGCAAAATATGGAGAAGTAATTAAAGAAAGAAGATCCATGGGAGAATTAGATCACCCAGAATCTTCAGTAATTAATCTTCAAAATGTATCTCATTTAATATCTGATTTCTGGTGGGATGGAGATAATGTAATGGGTAAAATAGAAATATTACCAACCCCTTCAGGAAATATACTTAAAGAATTAATTAAAGCTGGTGTAACAGTAGGTGTTTCATCTCGTGGAATGGGTTCTTTAGAAGATAGAGGTGGTGTAATGGAAGTACAAGATGACTTTGAATTGTTATGTTGGGATTTTGTTTCAACTCCTTCTAATCCTGGTTCTTTTATGCATACTTTAAATGAAGGTAAAAATTCAATTACATATGATTATTCTAAAGTTAATAAAATAATACATGAAATCCTTTGTTCTAAAGGTTCTTGTCCTTTAACTTAAAAATATTTCCTCGGACGCTACCGACGGA